AAGTTGGATGCCTTCGGCATGGACGCTGTGGTGGCGGAACTCATTGCCGGGAACTCTCTGACGGGAATTGCTAAAGCACAGACGGTGGGAGTTGCGTCTTTGATTTCTTGGATTGAGGCGGACGCCGAACGTGCCGCGCGTGCGCGCGAGGCAAGATCCCATGCCGCAAAGATCTGGGACGAGAAGGCCGAGTATGTTCTGCAGATTGCCGGGGATCCGTTTGAGCTGGCCAAGGCTCGGGAGCTGGCCAGTCATTACCGGTGGCGTGCCAAGGCAACTGCTCCGCGTGACTACGGTGACAAGGTAACCAACGAGCACACCGGCGCTGGGGGTGGTCCTATTACGCTGGCCGCGGTAGACCTTACGGGTCTGAGCGATGCTGAGCTGGTTCAGATGCAGACCCTGCTCGGAAAGGCTACGACATGATTGACCCGGTATTGAAAGATTTTGTTGACTGCTTTAAAGCCAGCCCAGCTGACGCACAGGTTGACGTGGCGCGTCTCTGGAAATTGATTCAAGAAGTAAGAGTGGTTGAAAGAGAAGCCTGCGCAGTGTTGGTTGACGACATATCCGCGGGACTGATTCTTTCAAGGAATGAAAAATGAATGCACCTCTCAGCCCGTCGGTAATGCTTGACCTCGTAAAGCAGGAGCAGCTACGTCGTGCTGCCTCTGCGTCCCTGTACGAGTTCGTTAAGCAGAGCTGGCACGTGGTTGAGCCGGGTATACCGTTCATACCGTCCTGGCATATTGAAGCAATCTGTGAGCACCTTGAAGCAGTCAGTGCTGGAGACCTTACGCGCCTACTCATTAACATTCCACCACGGCATTCAAAGTCAACCATCGTCAGCGTCATGTGGCCGATGTGGGAATGGCTAACCACTCCGGAGCAAAAGTTCCTGTGCGCGTCTTACGCTGGTAACCTTTCAATCCGTGACAACTTGAAATCCCGACGACTTGTGCAGAGTCCATGGTACCAGGAACGGTGGGGGCACCTGTTCAAACTGTCCGGTGACCAGAACGCGAAGCAGAGATTCGAGAACGACAAGACCGGCTACCGCATCGCGACCTCTCCGGGAGGTATGGCAACGGGTGAGGGTGGCTCCCGTTTGATCCTGGATGACCCGCACGGAGCACAGGACGCGCAGTCCGACGCCATGCGTGAGTCTACCCTGGAATGGTTCGACATGGTCTGGTCTACGCGTCTGAACAACCCCAAGACGGACAGCATGGTGGTCGTTATGCAGCGCCTGCATGAACTCGACGTCAGTGGGCACATTTTGGAAGACATCAAAGGCTGGGAGCATATCTGCATTCCAGCTGAGTACGATGGAAAGAAACGCTACACCCGCCTGGGTAAGTACGACCCGCGCACAAAGACCGGAGAGCTGATATGCCCCGAGCGGTTCGGTGAGAAGGAGATCACCGCACTCAAACAGCTGCTCGGCGTATACGGTACGGCTGGCCAGCTGCAACAGCAACCGTCTCCGGCTGAGGGTGGAATACTGAAGACCAAGTTCTTTGAACTCTGGCCTTGCGATAAAGACCTGCCTCCGTTTGAATACATAATTCAATCCTACGACTGTGCCTTCACCGAGAAGACGAGCGGCGACCCTACCGCCTTCAGTGCTTGGGCGGTGTTCACGCACAAAGGGCAGCGCAACGCGATGCTCATCGATGCCTGGGACGAGCACCTGAGCTACCCAGACCTGCGGGAGAAGGCCATCAAGGAGTGGGGCACGGAGTACGGTGGCTCATCAGACTACAATCCCTACGGTCGTGCCAAGCGTCCGGACAGGGTACTGGTTGAGGCCAAGGCAAGTGGGCAGTCGTTGTTGCAGGACTTGCGTTTGGCGAAAGTGCCTGCCGTCGGGTATAATCCTGGAATGGCGGACAAGGTTTCACGTGCGCACCAAGCCGCACCAACCCTTGAGTTGGGGCTGCTGTGGATACCGGAGTCAAAGAAGAACCGAGGACACGCTGTGAGCTGGGCGACGGCCTTCCTGAAGCAGCTTGAGAAGTTCCCAGTGGCTGAACATGACGACTATGTTGACACCTTTACGCAGGTCATAATCTATTTGAAGAACGATGGATGGTTTGAGCTGCCGGTAGCTAAGGACATAGACGAACCTAAACAGTACAGAAAAGAGAGAGCAAACCCGTATGCCTGCTAAACCTATCTGGGACAAGAAACGTCCAACCGACCTCGGCAAGTCTAAACCTCTGAGCCCAGCAAAGAAGTCAAGCGCTAAGCAGGCCGCTGAGAAGGCCGGCAGACCCTACCCCAACCTCGTTGACAACATGCGCGCAGCGAGGAAGAAATGACCAAGACCGCCAAGAAGTCGGAGATGCCTTGTAACTCTCCAAAGAGAACCCCCGACCACGACAGCAAGTCGCACATCGTGAAAGCCTGTTACGACGGGCAAGAGAAGATTATACGCTTCGGTGAGCAGGGCGCAAAGACCGCCGGTAAGCCTAAGCAGGGTGAATCCGAACGGGTAACGGCAAAGCGAGCCTCATTCAAAGCACGTCACGCAAAGAACATCGCCAAAGGTAAGTCCAGTGCTGCGTACTGGGCAGACAAGGTCAAGTGGTAGTATGAACGAGTATCAAGAAGACATCGTATACGAACCCTCACTGCTTGCGGTTCCGGACTACGCAGAGGCCAAGTCCCTGCAAGCCTACCCAAAGCAGCGTGGCCAGGATGACCAACGGGACGCGTATCGGCATATGCTGGCTGCGGGCATATTGGCTCGTAAGTATGGAACCGGCACAGCCGACATCCTAGGCAAGCTGCATGAATTCAAGACGTCCCCGCTGCAAGCATTGAAGATGCTGGTGGGTAAGGGTGAGATGCCTCAAGACTACAAGTACGACCTGCACAACAACCAACTCGGTGCGAGCCTGGGTACAAGGGTAGAAGACCAAGCAGGGTTAGAGCAACTGCTCAAAGCCATGGCTGACCGGTCAACTGCGGGCATTCAACAGGGTCGTGCAGCACTGCCCGTAAAGAAATAGAGGTTAACCATGGCCGACCCGGAAATCCGTAGCACCCCCGAAAAGTACCCTACCGTGGGCGCACTGTCTCGCCTAGTGGGGCGTGTTGACAAGTTCGCTCGTGCTCCGTTTGGGTACTCGAACCCACCCGTAGAGATGCTCTCGGACCTGTTAGAGATCCCCGCACTGTATCGCACCGGTGAGAACATTGCTTACGGGTCTCCGTTGACTATTGGAGCGGGGCAGGCGCGGCGTATGACCGAAGACACGACGGGGGCTGTGGGGGGTGCTTTGAACCTAATTGGTCCTGCGGCCTCTACCGCTAAGTTGGCCGTGAAAGGTGCAAAAGCTGCGGCACCGAGGGCAGGGGCATTAGCACAACAGTTCGCGGCACGTACCCAGCCAATGCCGTTGCAGATGAACATCGTTAAGCCTAAAGGCGGTAACTGGTTGGCTAACTCGGTTGAAGATGAGTTGAGGCCGTTGAGAATGAGAACAGACGGTAGGGATCCGCAACGCCATTTACAGGACGCAGAAGTTTCGTATGCTCAAAACGTGGAAGCCGGTATTGGCGATGCGGCTGCGTTTGAAAGGCAACGCGCAAGGTTAGCTCCCGACATTGCGATTAATAAATGGATTGACACCAAACTCAGCAAGTATATCAAGAATGAAATGGGTACGCCGGAAGACCCTGTGCGTGCGTTGGCTGAGGAAGGTATATTGCATTACCAACCTCGTCAAATGGCGGAAGACTCTACTTTTATGGACATCGTAAAAGAAAAACGTGCTTTTACCGGCTCCCCAGTAGAAGACGCAGCTACGACCCCTTTAGGTAAACTCTGGGAGCGTTACGCTGATTACTCTATCTTCCCTAGACCAGCAGGCCAACGTTTGTCTGAAAACAAAAGTCTAACGAGTAATTTTTCTAATGTTCAACCGGTTGAAGAAGCTAATCCTTGGTTGCTTAAAGTCCCTCCTGAAACACAGGTGTATGAGTTAAGTAATTACAGTGATTTTGCAGGTTTCCCGCACCTAGTTGACGAACTCAAGGCGGCTATTAACCCAGCTAGCGAGGTGCCGGAGCATTTACGCTTTACCGCCGACCAGCTTGACAAAGTGACGGTGCCTCAAGCAGTTAAGCGAGTAGCTGAGATTAACGCATGGCGTGCTAAACAGGCTGCGGAAGCCGAGAAGCAGGGGTTGATGGCTAACCTTCAGGCCACTCCACGACTCAAAGACGAGTCAATGCAACTGTCCTTTGTTGAAAAGCCAGGTGCGACCTGGGTAGACGTCCCCGAGACAGTTACAGAAGACGGTTTAAAGCTCTGCACCTCACTCGGTAAAGCCGGTGGTTGGTGTACGCAAAGTGAAATGAACGCAAAATCTTATGGTTCAGGTAGCAATCGGCTCACGACGTTGATTGACGCTGAAGGTCGTCCGCATGCGCAGGCTAAGATAACTACGCAAATTGACGACGCTTCTAAAACTGAGCTTGCGGGATTACTCGGTGATGAAGAAGCTATCGGAGATCAGTTCTACCGGAACATTGCTACGGTACTTGAGCGCCGAGGTTTTGATGATGCGCAAGATATTGCTGAGTCATTAGCTGCGGGTGACGAGCGCGGCTTACCTCAAAATGTTCGTGACATCTTAGCGGACGTAGAGGCCGAAGCCGAGGCGATGCTCCCTAAGAAAAACTTAACGTTACCTGACATCGAAGAGCTAAAACCACCCGGCAACTCGTTCACCAGCGAGCGTTCAACGGAGTACCTCAGACGCGACCCAGACTACAAAGCCAAAGTCACAGACTCTGTTTTGAAATTCTTGAACAGTGGTACGTGGGGCAAAGTGAAAGATCTGCAGCATTATGAAATTGCGGATTTGAAAGATTCAAATAGCATTACAAACGCTATCAACAATCTTTACCCTGGAGATTTTCAGAAGGGTGCGGATGCCTTCAACATGGCTGCGGACATGGAACCCAACACGCCAAGGTTTATGTCTCAGAGCCAACTGCGTGAGTTCATTGAACCTAGTCCCAAGCCAGAAGGGTTCGCCCAAGGTGGCCTCGTTGAATACGACCCAGACCACATAGAGAGTCTGGCGCAGGGTTTTGACGCCGAAGAATTTGCTTCAGGCGGCGCAGTGAACTATAATCAATCGCACATCGATGAACTAGCAGCGCAGTTTCATAAGGAAATGTAATGGCTGAAATGAACGAACACCTAAGCATGAACATGCCCGAAGATGAAGACGAGGGCGAGTCGATTGAGCTTGATGAATCAGATGCTGACGTAGAAGACACCGATGACGGTGGCGCGGTAATCCGTCTTGAGAACAAAGAAGACCAAGCCCGTAAGCAGGCTCACTTCGCCAACATCGTTGACGAGGTTGACCAGTCAATGCTCAAGGAAGCTGTCAATGACCTGCTCGACAAGATTGAGCGGGACAAAGAGGCTCGTGAGAAGCGTGACAAGCAGTACGAGGAAGGTCTGCGTCGTACCGGCCTAGGTGATGATGCCCCTGGTGGTGCGCAGTTCAGCGGCTCCACAAAGGTGGTTCACCCAATGTTGACGGAAGCCTGCGTAGACTTCTCAGCACGGGTGATGAAAGAGATCTTCCCACCTTCCGGTCCCGTGAAGAGCAAGATCCTCGGTGAGAAAGACAAAGCCAAGATTGAGAAGGCAGACCGTAAAGCCACTTTCATGAACTGGCAGACCACGGAGCAGATGCAAGAGTTCCGTGGCGAGCTAGAGCAGTTGAGCACGCAGCTCCCGCTCGGTGGTGGGCAGTATATGAAACTCATGTGGAACCCGCAGCACCGTCGTCCCTGCTCAGAGTTCATCGCTATTGATGACATATACCTGCCATTTGCGGCTACTAACTTCTATTCTGCCGAACGTAAGACCCACGTTCAGTACGTCACGAAGATGGAATACGCACGTCGCGTTAAGAGCGGCATGTACATTGACGCCGACGTCGGTATGCCTGATGACCCAGACTTCAGCAAGTCAACAAAGGCTAACGATAAGATTGAAGGCCGTAAGGACACCGCCTACAATGAAGACGGACTACGTACGATTTTTGAAGTTTATACGTTCCTGGACTTTGATGAAGGCGTAGAGCCGTACATAATCAGTATTGACAAGTCCAGCGGCAAGGCTCTGTCGTTATACCGTAACTGGGAAGAAGACGACGAGCAACGCTGCGAGTTAGAGTGGATTGTTGAGTTTGCCTTTGTGCCTTGGCGTGGTGCTTACCCTATCGGCCTGACGCATATGATTGGCGGGTTGAGCGGTGCGGCCACGGGTGCTTTGCGCGCCCTCATGGATTCCGCACATATTCAAAACATCCCTACGCTGCTCAAACTCAAGGGTGGTCCTGGTGGACAGACAATCAACCTTCAACCGACCGAAGTTGTCGAGATGGAAGGTGGGGCGCTGGTTGATGACGTGCGTAAGTTGGCTATGCCCCTGCCGTTCAATGGTCCTAGTCCTGTGTTGTTCCAACTGCTTGGCTTCCTGGTTGATGCCGGTAAAGGTGTCGTACAGACCAGCTTTGAGAAGTTGTCTGACCAGAATCCAGCCGCACCGGTAGGCACGACCCTGGCTCTAATTGAGCAGGGTATGGTGGTGTTTAGCTCTATTCACTCACGACTGCATAACTCAATGAGTCGGGTGTTTAAGATTATCCACCGCATTAACTCGGCGTATTTAACTGAGGAAGATGTCCAGGCACAGAAGTCCGGATTAACTATTGACCCTTCCGACTTTGACGGTGTCATGGACGTTATTCCGGTCAGCGACCCGGCTATTTTCAGTGAGACCCAAAGGTTTGCGCAGGTTCAGGCAATCATGCAGCGTGCAGCTATGATGCCGCAGATGTATGACGCGCGTAAAGTTGAGGAGATGTTCCTCCGTAACCTGAAAATCAGCGACAGCGACGTGTTGGTCGCCAAGCCAGGTTCGCAGGACATTGACCCAGTCAGTGAGAACGTAGCCGCGACCATGGGTCAGCCGGTGTACGTACTGCCTAAGCAGGACCACATGGCGCACTTTAAGGTGCACCTAGCGTTTTTGAAGTCACCGTTGTTTGGGCAGAACCCAGCGATTATGAAGACGTACCTGTATCCGATTGCGACGCACCTGCGAGACCACCTGCTCAACTACTACCTTGTCGAATCTCATGACGCAGTTGACAAAGCGCAGCGTCAAGAGTTGATTAAGGAAGAAGCCGACGAGCAAGTTAAGGTAATTCTTCAGGTTCAGCAGTTTATTGAGCAGCAACTCGGTGGATTCGCACCTGAATTGGCGCAACTCGACCAGGCCGCTCAGCAATTCAAGCCACAACCGCCAATGCCACCAGACAGCTCGATGCAAATTGCGCAGCTTAATGCTCAATTGCAGGGTCAAGCACTGCAGCAGAAGGCACAAGCCGACCAAGCTAAGTTGGCTCAAGAGCAACAGTCTAATCAGCAGTCCGCGCAGGTTAAACAGCTTGAGATGCAGCAGAAAGACAAGGCTCAAGCCGATGAACTCAACCGCGAACAGATGCGTCAACAGGCTGAGAACGAGAGAACCGCTGCCGAAATTGAGGCTCGCGTGGCTATGAACACCGCAGACAACGATACGGCTATGATGCTCGCAGCCGCAGAGATCTCAAGTGGTGAAAAAGTAGCAGTAAGTACCGGAACCGGCATCAACCCCAACCCTTAATTCAATAGGAGAAGCAAAATGAGTGATAAACCAAAAACAGGTACCGTGCCGATGACCGGCGCACTGGTGAAACAGCATCATCGCATGGCTGCGGGTGAGAAAGTTACGGGACAAACCCTGCCCCCAGAACCGAAAATGCCAAAAACACCAGCATGAACGTAGAAACAAAGCTGCTCAACCGGATTAAAACGGCTCAAGCAGACTTTGCGCTAGAGTCGATGAAGAAACCCCAAAATCGCGACGCTTTTGAGTATGGGTATCGCGTCGGCGTTGTCGCAGGTTATGAAGCCGCCTTGAACATACTCTTTTCATTATTAGATGAGGAGAAAAACAGTGACAATGATTTATGAACTACGTTAAACATTATCAATCTTTGATTTCAAAAGCGATGGCAAGGAAGCTGCCGTCTGACGTCTACGTCGAACGTCATCACATTGTGCCCAAATGTTTAGGTGGTGGTAATGAATTGTCAAATTTAGTGCAGCTCACGGCAAGAGAACATTTTGTCGCGCATCAACTTTTAATTAAAATTCATCCGGGTGTTGAAAAACTTATTTACGCGGCATGTATGATGGCTTTTAGTCCTACGAACTCTAGGGTTACTAATAAAATATATGGTTGGTTGAAAACAAAACTAGCCGAATTGCAATCTTCAAAGTTTACAGGTAAAGTCTGGACAGAAGCTCAAAATAAGTCTCGCTCTGAAACCGTAAAAGCCCAATGGGCTGATCCTGATTTCAAAGCTCGGCGTTCTGAAGCTATGAGAGGTAGAAATTGGTCTAAAGAAAGTAGAGCTGCTAAATCTGCAGAAATGCTAGGTAAACCCGGTAGGGTTTGGACAGCAGAGCAGAAAGCAAAACTTTCTGAGACAAAACGTAGTAGAACTATTCAAACCAACCTGCTGAAAGGAGCAGTAAATCATGTCAGATGAATTATCAATGGCTTTCCCTATAGCCGAACCAGGTATTACCCCGTTCGGTAGTCGCGTATTAGTACAAATTAGAACCCCAAAACAAAAAACGGCTTCCGGTATTATTATTGACTCTGGGTCGCGGGACACTGAACGCTGGAATACGCAAGTAGGTAAGATTCTTGCAGTTGGTCCATTGGCATTCAAGAACCGTAATACGATGGAAAGTTGGCCAGAAGGTTCGTGGTGCAAAGAAGGCGACTATGTACGTGTCGCTAAATACGGCGGTGATAGATGGGAAGTACCACTGGCGGATGGCGAATCAGCGCTATACGTAATTTTCAACGATCTAGACATCATTGGGCAGGTGGTAGGCGACCCATTATTGATTAGAGCATTCATCTGATAAGGAGATGAGCATGGCTGAAGTAATGCGGGAAGATGACGAAGACGTAAAAGACGAAGAAATTCAAATCATTGAGGATGACGTAAAGTCGTCCAATGAACCCGAAGAAGATAAAGACGAAGACGAACGTAGTGCCAAGGCTGAGAATGACAAAGAAGATGATGAACGGGAAGCAATCCGTGAACGTCGTCGTCTTGAGAAGCTAGAGCGTAAAGACCGTCGTGACAAAGCTATCTCTCGTGACAAGATAGAGTTAGACTTTTTGCGTAAGCGTAATGATGAACTAGAGCGCAGGGTTAGTGTTCAAGAGCAGCGCACACAACAGTTAGACTTGAACGGCATTGACGCTCAAATTCAAGAAGCAGTTAAGCAGGCCGAAATGGCCGAGCGCGTAATCGCAAAGGCTGTGGAAGTCGGTAACGGTGCCGATGTAGCCCAGGCTTTGCGGTATCGTGACCAGGCTATAGCGAAAGCGCAGCAACTCAACGGGGTAAAACAGCAGGCTATTCAAAAGCCTCAGCAGGCACCCCAGCTCGACGACATGACACTACATTACGCTAATGAGTTCTTAGCGGACAATAAGTGGTATGACCCGCAGGGTAGAGATGAAGACTCCGCAATCGTTATGGCTATTGACCAGGCTCTCGCAAAAGATGGTTTCAATCCTCAGACCGAAGAGTATTGGATAGAGCTTGAGCGTAGGGCAGCGCGACGCCTACCTGAAAAGTTTGCTAGGACCAAACCTAAAGAAAGTGAGCAACGTGAAGAGCGCCAGCCGAGGGGTGGTCCTACGGTGGGTTCCGGACGTGAACACGCGCCTACTTCAACTCGTAAAGAAATCTATTTGAGCCCAGACCGTAAACAAGCTCTCATTGACGCCGGAGTGTGGGATGACCCCATTCTGCGGGTTAAATATGCAAAACGGTACGCGGAATATGACCGTGCCAACAAGGCTTAATTTGCCTTTTCTTGAATTACAACCTATAATTTGTTTCAATCGCTGAAAGGAGCGAGTATTATGACCGACGAACGCTTGAAGAAATCTGCTGGTGACAACCGCGAAAGCCGTGCGATGGTAGATCGTACAAAAACGCAAAATCGTGAATTGTCAGATGACGAGCGGATTGAAATGTTCCGTCAACAATTTTTTCAGTCCTCATTACCGGACTTACCTAAATTACCTGGCTGGCATTGTTGCTGGCTTACTACGTCTAACCCACGAGATTCCATCCAGACGCGTATACGTTTGGGTTATGAACCACTGAAGCCTGAGGATGTTCCAGGCTGGGAATATGCCACCCTGAAGACAGGGGACTGGCAAGGTTTGATCGGGGTGAATGAAATGCTTGCTTTTAAATTGCCGATTAATCTCTACGAAATGTACATGAAGGAAGCGCACCATGACGCTCCTCTACGTGAAGAAGAGAAGTTATCAGATACTGCAGAGTATCTTGAGCAGCAAGCAAAGTCTTCAAAGTCGCGGTTGACAATGGGTGAAGGTAATGCGGAAATAGGACAAAGGCGGGAAGCTCTTTTTGATCTTTCCTGACGTGTAAACTTTCAATCCGTAAGGAGCAAACGAATGTCTTCGACTAGCGCACCATTCGGCTTCCGTCCGTCATACCACAACAGTGGTCAAATGCGTCCGAAAGCCTATACTATCGCGTCCACCTACGCTGCCAATATTTTCCAGGGTGATCCTGTTAAACTGGTAGATGCAGGTACTGTTCAACTTGGTACTTCTGACGGCACCCGTTCAGGCACCGTTGCCGGCATTTTGCTGCTCGGCATCTTTGCTGGTTGCCAATACCTGGATGCTTCGGGCAAACCAACGATCTCCCCATTCTGGCCTACCGGCACGACTGGCACTGAGATTATTGCCTGGGTTTATGATGATCCAGAAACGCTGTTTGACGCTCAATACACGAATCCGGGTACTCCTGGTACTACGACTATGCAAACCGCAGTCGGCGAAGAGTGTGATTGGGTTGTTGCGAGTCCTGGCGGTTCAACCCGCACCGGTCTCTCGACCACTCAGCTGGGTGTTATTGAATCCACTTCTGGTCAATTCCAGATCACTGGTTTCGCAAATAACATCAATGACTCACTTACAGATGCTTACATTGTAGCGACGTGTCGTATCAACGAACACGCTTACAAAGCAGCTGTTAACTCGATCTAAGGAGGACCGGTAAATGGCAACCCCAATGAGAAGTACTGACTTTCGGTCAGTAGTTGAACCGATCCTGAACGAAGTCTTTGACGGCGTCTATGATCAACGTGCAGATGAATGGAAGATGGTTTTCCGTGAGCAAAAGGGTATTCCCCGTAACTATCACGAAGAGCCTGTTCTGTTTGGTTTTGGCGCAGCTCCAGAGCTGCCAGACGGTATGGCTGTTACGTACCAGTCCGGTGGTGTTCTGTTCCTGCAACGCTACCTCTACAAAGTC